GTGCTGTTGTAACGGAAGCCGAAGTAACTGGTCAACTAGAGTTTGAATTATCACTAGGTACCTTTGACTTATTCTTAAATGTTCTCGCTTTCAATAACTGGGCTGCAAATGCTTTAAGTTTTGGTGGTGGAGTACGTAAGTCTCTTACCTTGGTAAAAGTCTTTAAAGATATTGGTCAAGTCTTTATTTATCGTGGTATTCAAGTGAATACAGGTGAAATGACGATCCAGACCACAGGCAAAATCACTGGTAACTTTGGTTTAGTAGGTAGCTCATTTACGCGACAGCAGGTTAATCCTGTTACAAATCCTATTCCAGCATCGACTCGCCCTCTGGTGAGTATGCCAAACGTTGAAAAGCTACTTATTAATGGTCAGTCAATTCAAGGGAAAGCTTGTCTGCAGACACTTACCATCAACTTTAGTAATAATTTAGAAGCGATCCGTTGTATCGGTTCAGGTAAGTACACGCCTGAGTTCTACTTAGAGAAAATGATGGATATTGGCGTAAATGCTAATTTCATGTTTTCAGCAACATCTGCCGCATGGATTGATGCCATTAAGACCCGTGATGTATTTACATTGACCTTTGATATTACAGACACAAAAGGCAGTAAGTACTCGTTTAATTTCCCGCAACTTGAAGTTAAGGAAGCTAATCACCCGGATGGCGGCGGTGATGACATCATTACAATAGATATCAATTTTGCCCAAGTGCGTACCAGTCCAACGATTGTACGTGCTCTTGTGTAATCAACTTATTCAGTAACAAAGCCTATGGAAACCCATGGGCTTTTTTATTTCTAAAAATTAGAGGTTGTTATGGCTTTAAAAGTCGGAATTATTAAAAGCTCGGACGTATCAAAATGGTGTGAATACAAGGGGGCTGATGGCGAGGTACAGGCAGAATTCAAAGTCCGTGGTATTGCCTATAAACCTTTTCAGGTAGCTATTGAACGAGCAGGAAACCAGATTTCATCCAAAGGCTATGATGTGATGGTCAAAGATGAAAATGCCAAGCTTTACCATGAACTTTTAATGGATGCATGTGCTGCCCATTTAATTGAAGACTGGAAGGGTGTGGTATTCGCCGAGATCGTAGACGGTAAAACTGTTGAGTCCGAAAAGCCATACACTCCTGAGAATGCCTCAAAGCTTCTTAATCTTGGTGATATTGGTATTTCAATCTGGTTATTCATTAAAGAACAGGCTCAGAAGATTCAGGAAGAAGCCGACAAGGACAAGGCATTAATTCTGGGAAAGTCATCGAGCTCTACAAATACCAAAAAACGTATGCGTCGAAAACGCCGCACGAAATCGAACAAATCAAGTTCTTAGGTGGACACATTCCGGATCCACCAGAATATTCGTATGCGGCTGAATCCATTCTTGCGGCATTTAGCACTATTTGCAGATCCAGACGATATGAGCAGAGCATCCCTTTATCTTTAGATCAACAGGCAATCAATGTCTATGCTGAGCATAATGATTTGCCAGTGGCTGCTCATATTTTTAATGACTGTATTTTTGCGTTGGATAACCTGTTTCTGGATGAGGCGCATAAGAAAATATCAACCAAAAGCAAAGGTAAGTGACCAAATCGGGTATTGCCAGGGGCTGCAAAGCCCAATTTGGTCAAAACGTCAAACAATTGAGCAGTTGTTCTTAAACGCGACTCAAAATAACGCAGTCGATGTTACAAAATACTTGATCTGGATTGACAGAAAATTACCTTTAAGGTATTGCGCGTGATTATCAAATGATGAATAATCACCTTACCGTCAATATTTGACGGTTCGGCATTCTTTTACTCTTTTGAGAACCTTGGTGTTTGCTTGTATGTGTTTAACATTAACTGAAGCTAAACAAAAACTTAGAGCATCTGCTAGAGATACTAGCAGGATCAAGTTAACTACACATGCAAAAGAAAGAATGAAAGAACGCTGTATCTCCATGAAGCAAATTATTTGCTGTTTTGAACATGGAGACATCACTGAGGGACCATATTTGGATGCTCGTGGAACTTGTAAAGCAAATGTTTCTGTTCGTACTGCTGGTGAATATATTACCGCTACAGTTGCATTTAAAGAGACCGCGAACGGTGACCTTTCAGTCGTAGTTACTACATTTTAAGAGTAGGCTAAATTATGTATCACTATGAAGAATGTGGCTTAAGTAATATTTGGCTACAGAATGGTTTTACTATTGAAAATGATGAGGAATTTGGCGAATTGGTATCAATCCAATCTGTCCATGAACTCCATAATGCCATAGGCCTATATTTAATAACTCATAAGCCAGAACTCAATGGTGAAGAAATAAGATTTCTTCGTAAAGAGCTAAATTTATCGCAAAAAAATCTTGCGGGGCTTTTACGTGTTGGCGAATCTAGTATTCGACACTGGGAAGCTGGTCGTTCGTTAATTGGAAAACCAACAGATTTATTACTCCGTGCTTTATATCAAGAGCACGTACAAGGTGATGGTGAATTAAGACAGTTAATTGAAAATCTTAATCATCAAGAAAGAACATTAGTTCCAAGTGAAATTAGTTTTTCATATGGAAATAACCATTCATGGCATCAAACCAATTGTGAAATAGCTTAGTTAGTTTTATTTGATAGAAACCACCTTCGGGTGGTTTCTCTTTATGTGACATTCAGTAACCGCTTTGTTAAAGTTAGTACACTTTATAACAAACGGTGAATTCATGAAAAAATTATTAGCTGCGGGTTTAATTGGTCTTGGGTTGGTGGGGTGCGCTACTCCAGCCTATAATTATCAAGCTATACCTAAAAATATAAGCAAACCGCCAATTGGATCAGTTAATAAAGCATTTGTGGGGGATCAAATGCTTGAACAGGGAATGGTGGTTGATCGTGAAGTTCTAAACGTCCCTGAAAATATTAAAATTAGTTTTGCTTATTCACTTACTTCAGGCATTTACTTAAAAACAGGCAAAAATGAAAAAGGGCAATATTTTCAGCCATTCAACACTGTCAGTGGTGGGGGGATGGTTCAGAAAAACCCTTTAGCTGACCCATTTAAAGTAGTTATGTTAGATACTGAAGGTAAGCTCTGTGTAGTAACAGTATTTAATGCAAAAAACTGTACTGATAAACATCAAGCTACTATGAAGACAGTAGCAATTGCATCAGATAATTCCTTCCAACAAACATTAATTTATAGTGGAAAATTTGGAAATAAAATTAATGTCGGGTACCGTGAATTCTCAAGTAATCAAGCACGTCCTGCATTCAATAATGATGTTGAATATGATTTAAGCCAATCTAAGCAAATAGGTTATAAAGGTGCTTTATTGGAAGTAATTGATGCCACTAATCAAGATATTACTTACAAAGTTTTGAAGAACTTTAACAAGGTAGATTAAGATGAGTGCACCACAATATAAACCAATGAGAGAAAGTGAAGTTTGTAATGCTATCGGGTGGGTGTTAATAGCTCTCGGCTTTATCGCAGGTTTTTTATTTATTCTTGCATTTGGTCGAATTGAAGTAGCTTCTTACTATGGTAAAGAGACGGTTTGGTCTGGAGTTATGATAGCAACAGGAATTGGTATTATATTTAATGGATTCCTTGCAGGCTACTTATTTCAAAAAGTAGCTAGCATTCTTCGTTACCTTGAGAATAAATAATATCTTGTATAAAAAGCACCCTAGGGTGCTTTTTTCATATTTTAGTGATTTTATAACTTAAACATTTCTTTAAGGAATACAATGCGTTGTTTATATAAGATCGATTGGCAAGTTAAGTCATATTCAACTGTTGCGGGGCTACCTTGTGTCTCCGCAACAACAAAATCACCACATTGTTTTTCTTTAAAAGCTAACCATTGTTTTTGGGCGCTATCTAACTCTTCTTTTGCAGAGGTTGCTTCATATGCCTTTTTGTAAGTCGCATTCAGTTGAGTTTTTAATGTTTTAACTTCTTGATTCAAGCATTTCTGTGCTTCAAAAGCTGTTTTAGTATTTGAGCAATCTGCAAAAGCACTAATACTAAAAAATGAACTTAAAATTATTAAAAGTATTCTCTTCATAGATATAATCTGGTTTTGAAAGTTAATTAATCTTAAATAAGAAACGGATTATTTTCCATGAAAACTACTATTTGTTTATTAGGATCTATTTTCCTTACTTCAGCAGCTTTCGCACATGAATATCCTGACCATATGGGGAAGTGTTTTGTGGTGGATGGGAAGAATATTACTAAAGGATGTATTATTTCATCTGGTGGCGGTGCGGGAGGGATGTATACACTTCTAACAATTGGTGAGAAAGAATACTTAATTGAAGAGTCAACAATGAATCCTGCTAGTGAAGAACGATCTATTGCTATGGGTAGTGATTCAGATGATTTACTAGAAGCGATAGAATATTCTCGTGATTTTAAAACTAAAAAAGTAATTAAAAATTTCAAAATGAATTCATGGTCTTGTTTTAAGCAAATTAAGGGCAAGCTAGATGTTTGCTATAGAACGCGTTAATTTTTTATCTGATTTTAAACCCACCATCTGGTGGGTTTTTTAATGCCTAGAGGAAAGTAAAGATGGCACAAGAATCCCGTTTGGTTGTTGTTATTGATTCGCAGAATGCTGTACGCAATGCTAAGGCTTTAGCTGATGAAATGTCTAAAATTACCGAAAAAGGTGATTCAGTTACACGTACTTCCAAAGAACTGGGCAATCAAATCAACATCACAAATAATATTATTCAAAAATTTAATACTACGGTTAACAATTCTTCGTCTGTGGTAAGCAAAACTAGTGAAGTTACTAAACAAGCAACTCAGCAAGTCCAAAAATATGGACAAGAAATAAAAACGACAGCACAAGAGCTAGACAGGCAAGAAAAGTCTGCTCGTTCTTACAGTACAGCTATAAAGTCTTTAGCAGGGTATATGGCTGGTTTGGTAACGATTAATGCTGCCATTAATAATATGGACACTTATACGGGCCTTCAGAACCGTCTAAAGCTTGTTACTAATAATCAGGCTGAATTGAATAAAGCGACTGAAGATACATTCCAGATCGCAGAAAAAACCTATTCAGCTTGGGATTCTGTTTTACAGGTGTACCAACGTTTTAGTGACAATGCTCAAACACTGAATTTAACTATGGATGATACGGCTCGCTTAACTGAAACGGGATCAAAAGCCGTGGCAATCAGTGGAGCAAGCGCAGAAGCTGCTGATGCCGCTTTAGTCCAATTCGGGCAAGCTTTAGCAAGCGGCACATTACGTGGTGAAGAACTTAACTCTGTAATGGAGCAAACACCAGCACTAGCAAAAGCAATTGCACAAGGCATGGGTATCACGGTTAGTCAGCTACGGTCAGTAGCCGCAGAAGGCAAAATTACTTCAAAAGAAATCGTTAAAGCGCTTAAAAATGCCCAAGACGATGTGGATGCACTTTTCGCTAAAACTGATATCACAATAGGTCAATCACTCACACTTTTAAATAACGAAATCATTAAATTTGTTGGTGAGGCTGGTAAAGGTAGTGGTGCAGCACAGGTATTAGCTGGATCCGTTCAAACTCTTGCAAGTAATTTAGATTTAATTGCTGATGGGGCTTTAGTAGTTGGAATTGGATATATCACTCGTGCAATTTTGATGAAGAGCGCAGCGATTAAGGAGGGAATGGCATCAACATTAGCGAGCCGTCAAGCCTCTGTATTAAATGCTCAAGCAGAATATGCAGAAGCTACTGCTGCTTTGAATGCAGCAAAAGCTCATCTCGTGAATTTGCGAGCAACAAATGCAGAAACCCAAGCTAAATTTGGAGCAACTGCGGCAGCAACTCGATACGCACAGGCACAAGCGGCAGTAACTGCTGCTACAAATGCACAAACCGCTGCACAAACACGGCTCTCAGCAGCTTCTTCTTTGGTTGGCAGTATTGGTAGTCGAGCTTTAAGTCTTATCGGCGGTCCAATTGGCGCAATTACCTTAGGTGTATCCGCTCTAGCAGCAATATATACTTATTTTAAAGGTAAGGCAGAAGAAGCGAATAGAACACTTGCTGAACAAGCCGAAGTGGCTAACCGTACAGCTGAAGAATTAAAAGGCTTAAAAGGTGAGGCAAAAACTAAAGCTATTAATGACTTAACAGCGGCCTTTAAAGCTCAAAATGAGGAGTTGAAAAAAACAGAAATGGCTGTTGGTTCAGCTTTAATTGATATTCAAAACTTCGGTAAAGGTAATGTTGAACTTACAAGGATTTCTAATGAAGCTCGATTGGGCACAATTAGCTACAAGGAGGCTATGGAGCAACTTGCTAAACAGAAGTTACCTCCAAGCTTAAGAGATGCATTAAAGGAGCAAATCGACAAATACAATGAGGCTTATGAAAAAGCTGATAAGACCAAAACAGCCATTAAATTGTTTGGTATTGAAGTTATCTTAACGGGTAACAAAGCACAAAATGCAGCAATTGAGCAGCAGAAACATGCTGATGCTATCAAGAATACAAAACAGGCTGCAGATGAGGCTAAAAAGTCCTTGCAGGAATTGTATGCAGATAAATTGTGGGATACGCAATTTGTCGAGATAGTAATGAAAAAGGGCTTTTCTGAGTCTCAGGCTAACGATTTGCTGAAGCTTTATAAAGATTCAATAGCTAAGGGTCTTAAGGCAGCAGACCGAGAGGCTATGAAATCATTAACGGATACTTGGAAAGCTGAAGAATCAATCAAAGCTATGACTGATGCTAGAACTGATTCAATACGTGAACAGAATAAAGCATTAAAAAAACAGGGGGTTTTATTAGCTGGAAATGATGAAAAATCACGAAATATGCTACGAGTGTATCAGGCATTTCGAAATGCAGGGTTAGGTGACAAACAAGCACGTGTAATGACAGCTCAAGTTGGGCGAGAGACTGATTTTAGAAATGAAGCAATGTTTGGTAGTCATAAAGATGCAAATAATGGTTATACCAACACAGGGTTTTTATCTTGGCAAAAAAGTCGCTCAACTAAATTAATGCAGTCTTTACAGGGACAAGGAGTCTTGGATAAAAACGGTAAAATCCAGCAAACTCAAGATGCATTAGATGCAATGGCTAGGCATGCAGTGCAAGAGGCGATGACCGATAAAAGTTATAGCAAATCTAAAGCCGCTCTTCTTAATGATGATTTAGACTATCGAAGTTTAGAGAAAATTGTTGCCAAAAACTTTATTGGTTGGGATTATGAAGGCAAGAAGTTAGGAAAAGATAAGGCTTCAAAGCATCTCGCAAAACAAGATTCCTACTTTAAGCAAATTAGCGATATTCTTGGTGCAAATCCAGAAAGTGCTTTGAGTTCAATTAAGACTACCTCAAAGTTCGAAGATGAAGCATATAAGGCACGTGCTAAAACTCTTGAGGAAGTTAAGCAGCTACAGACAACATATGACTCAGAAACAATTGCTAGAAGCAAAAAACGTGAGGAGGAAATCAATAAAGCTACAATTTTAGGTCAATTAGAATTAGTTCCTAAAATTAAGGAGCGCTTTGATGCTGAAGATAAATTAGCTCGAGTTATGATAGCTACAGGAATTGGTATTATATTTAATGGATTCCTTGCAGGTTACTTATTTCAAAAAGTAGCTAGCATTCTTCGTTACCATGAGAACAAATAATACCTTGTATAAAAAGCACCCTAGGGTGCTTTTTTATTAGCTAATGAACTTGCTAACTCTGCTAAAAGTTTTTTTTCATACGGTTCAAGCTCTTCAATTTTGGTCGTTAAATAATCCTGATATTTCTGACCATTTGTAAGGTCATCAAATTCAGACGAGATTTCATTCTGAATAAATTGATCAATAATGTATTCAGCTTTACTTAGGTTAGATTTTGAATTTGGTAGGTAGCCATCAAGTAAGTTGCCTTCACCTTGAAGCCCGTATTTAAGCGCAAACTGCAATAAATTATTAATAGCAGTATTAATTGACCCGCCTTGCTGCTTTACATAAGTAAGTAAATCATTATGTATTTTGGGGTCTAATCTGGCAGGAAACCTGACTAAATCTGATTGAGACATATTTTTTTCCCTCAGTGCTTGACATCAAGAGTAATATCACTATAGATTATAGTCAAGTGATATCAGTGGTGATATCACAATAAAACGCCCCGAACATTCTTGGCGGAAAGTGGGGCGAGTAATCAACATTCTTAAGGAAATATTGATATGCCTAATATAGCACAAATCAACGATACACAAGTATCGGTTATAAGTTTCAAATCTATTCCAGTTGTAACAACTGAAATGCTTGCGGGTTTTTATGGTACTGAATCAGTGCGTATCCGTCAGAATCATCATGAAAACAAGCAACGCTTTATTGAGGGTAAGCATTTTTTCAAAATTGTTGGTCAGGAATTAAAAGATTTTGTGAGTAGTTTAAAACTACTTGCAAATTCTCCAATAATTTCAAACAAGGTACGCTCCTTAATTCTCTGGACTGAACGTGGTGCTGCACGTCATGCCAAGATGTTGGATACAGACCAAGCATGGGAAGTATTTGAACAGTTAGAGGACTGTTATTTTGTTCGTAAGGAGATTTTGTCTAAAACCCATAAATCAGAACGTGAACCTTTAACAAATGCCGTGAATCTACTTGTAGCCAAAACAAAGCATTTGAATTACAGCGATGCTTATAAATTAGTTCACCAACGTTTCAATGTTCAGCATATTGATGAAATCCCACATGATGTAATTCCTGTGGCAGTTGAATATGTTCACCATTTGATTGCTATGTACAGTAGTGCAGAGAAGAAGGCGCAAGGTTCATTGTTTAATGAAGACCACTTCAAATTGCTCAAGGACCTGATAGATGCGATTATTTCTCAAAACTACGTAACCAGCAAAATCTATCGTGCAATACACATGCTTAATAACGAGCAAGGTTGCTACTTAGCAGAATACGCATTTAAAACTAATATTGCAGTTCTTAAACTCACTAGGGCAATGGGTTTAACAGGACCAAATAACAGAAAAATCATTAGTGATGATTTAAAAACCATAAGCTACACAACAGGTAATCAACATTATGGCGACCGTTGGTTTCACCCACTGATGGAGTCAAGTCGATTGATGGGAGTACTTGAAATTTCAGGTAGTCTGATTCGTCACTAATAAAATCAACTTAACAAAACCCACTCATCGAGTGGGTTTTTTAATACCCAAAACAAAACCCCAGTGCGCCAACACTAGGGTTTTGGTTAACAGTTAAGGAGGGTTAACTATTAATGAATCAATCTGAGGAAAATGTTAGCACCAAACCCGGTATAAGTATAGAGGGTAAAATGAGTGAGAAAGACGCAGGTAGAGCTGCTGTAATCATGGCTTGGGGGAAAGCTATATCCCTAGTAATTGGTAGTGTTGCTGGAGCAATAACTGCTATTACGACTTTTTTTAAATATATATTTTAAAGCTATGAAACAAAACTTATGAAGCCGACTTATTTGAGATCGGCTTTTTATTGACTGTGCGCCTAAGGGCGCTTTTTTATTGTCTAAAGGAAACTTAAATGAACATCGAACAATATCTTGAAGAATTGATCAAACGTGAAGGCGGTTATGTAAATAACCCGGCAGATCGGGGCGGTGCAACCAAATACGGTATTACTGAAGCAGTTGCTCGAGCAAACGGATTTAAAGGAAACATGAAAGATTTGCCGCTGGATGTGGCCAAAGCAATTTACCGCAAAAACTATTGGACAGCCCCACATTTTGACAAGGTAAATGCTATCTCTTCTGCTGTAGCTGAAGAGCTTCTAGACACTGGTGTGAATTGCGGTACCGGCTTTGCAAAACCTCTTTTACAACGTGCTTTGAATCTCCTAAATAACAATGGTAAAGCAGGGTGGCCAGATTTATCAGTAGATGGGATATATGGTCCGGCAACTCTTAATGCACTCAAAACTTATTTGGTCAAACGCGGGAAAGAAGGCGAAAAAGTCCTGGTGCGTGTTCTTAATATCATGCAAGGCCAGCGCTACATCGAAATCTGTGAGCGAAATCCTAGTCAGGAACAGTTTTTTTATGGCTGGATTAACAATCGAATTTCCCTATAATTCTTATATTTGCTGTGCATTCTAATAATAGAGTGCACAGCTTTTATACCCATCTAACAATATATAAACTCTTTCATTCATAATGACATCTTATTGCTCTGTCTTATCAAATAGGGATACAACCTCTGATTTGAAGATTATGTTTACTCGCAAATTTAGCGGCAGATATTGACTCTGTTGCATACTTCGCTGCACCATATGGTCCTCGGAAAAGTTTTGCAGCATTAATAGAATAATCTTCACAGAATTCAAGTACTTTTAAGACTTCTGAGTTTTTGATAGTAAATTTAAAAAGACCACTTACTTGTTTTTCATGCATTAAATCTGAAATTAATTTTAACTCAGTGATTTTAAAACTTTGATGTGTGAGATTTGCTCTAGCATCTAATGTTTGTCTTACTAGAGTGAAACAACCTTCCTGAGAAGATATATTAATATTATGGGCCCTTGGTACATCTATTATTTCGAAATTTAATTTATCACTACTATTCAATAAATTTTTCTTTTCTGTATCTATAACCCATATTGAAAAGCTATCTTCTAAATTTGAACTACCATTGATCACACCTGTAGCAGCAAAATACATAGCAACTAAAGGGTTGTAACTCCAGTCAAGTAACTCGGTCGGATATCCATAATGTTGTGCAAAAGCTAGCAACTCGAATAGTTGTCTCTGTGGCCAACTTGATGGGTTCAAGAATACTTTATCATGACACTCATTTAGTGTTTCAGTTCTAAAAATATAAGAATCATTTGGAATTGAGACTGCATTAATATCACACCCTTTAACAAATGTTTTTAAATAAGTTAGTTGTAAAAAACACAGATCATTATATGAGTTTGATAGAGTTGAGTGAGCAAATACATTTCTATATAAAGATGGAACTAATTCATGCGTTGAATTTGATTGTCCTCGGTAAATGAAATTATGATTTGCTGAACCAGTTTTTTCTGCCAATTTTATTTTATTTTCAGGTTTGAGAACTTCCTTAAATTCATCAAAAGACACTAAAAATTCTTTGTAACCGTTATGCATTATTTCTTTCAAAAGAAAAACTCCATTGTTGTGATTTCAAAAGATATGTTAAGTAATTCATTTTTTTGAATAATGTATTCTATATTTTTTTAATCTATTTCCAATAGGGTATGATCAATAAAATATTAATTTTATTGATAAAAGTTCTTCTCTCTGGAAAAAATCTACTCAATCAATCTCGGTTCAATGACCAAATACGACCTAGTTCATTACTGATACCCACTGTAAAATATTCTTTCTATTTTTTTTGTTGACTGTCTTTAGGATATATTGCTTACACAAAATATGAAAATTAGCACTAATGCTATTTAAGGAGGGCCTATTATTCAATTTTTGTAATCTTTTTTCCTAAGGTTATCGCTTCATTAAGAATTGAATAGGTTTCTTTATAAGCTTCTATACTCGAGTAAGCAGGATTGTTTAGTAGGCCATTTGAATTTGTGTCGATTAAAACAGATTCTAACAAGGCATAAAACATAACAATTTCAGATGCTAAATCTGCATTCTATATGGCCATATTTAGAAAAAATAAGAGGGCAGTCGTAACCCGGATATACATCATCTTTATAATCGAATGTTGGTTCGAATACATCTAGCAGATGCACCCGGTCTTTTGAAATAGGTTCGTAGTTTGCGCACATTTTTTAAATTCCATTTTTATACGGAATTAAGTCGTTTATATATCTCACTATAACTAATAGATTCACGTACTAATTGATATTTTTGAAAGGAGTTTTTTGTCATTTGCACAGGTATTTGTTCTTTTTCACAATATTCAGTTAATTCCAATGCTAAAGAAACACTACTCTTATTCAATTCTTTGAAAAAATTACTTCCAAGAAGAATTGCACTTGGCTTAGGTGTGGGTAAGCACTGAGCCTTAGTTAATGTACCGAATGGATGTATCACTCGCCATTCATGTTCATATGCCCAATCTGGAGATTTTCTAATAATAGCTTGTAGCATATATAGGTTAGAGTACTCATTTTCATCATTTTTTTGTTCTATAAGATCAGAAATATCAAATAATTCTGAATCATATATAACTGGATATAAAAAGTTTCTAAAATGGTTCATCACTGGAACCTTGCTCAAATCATATTCAATGCAAAAACCACTATGATTATTACTGTAATGTGCCCACATTAGTACAGAATCATATTTTTCGGAAAAAGAGCAAATAAATATCTGTTTCAGAAAGTTTTCATGAAATTTTTGTTTTTCATTTTCATGGATATGATCAAATGCAGCAATCATATGGGAGAGGTTAGTATTATCAGGAAGATTTAACTTTAAGATATTCTCTAAAGTAAGATTATTTTCTAAAATATTTTCATATTGTCCCTTATCAATAATATCGTGATTATTGTGCAAAAGGTACTTCAAAAAATCTGGCATTTCTTTTAATGGGGTTTTTAATGGATGATTGTAGGTATGTCGTCCTTCATATGGGTCATTCATTTGTAAAAGAGTGTCAAACCACAAAGTTCTACTAAGTACATTTTTTACCGCATTGTCATTAAGTGAACGATATTTATAAATGTAATTTGGTAAAAGCTTATTTAAACGTGCTTTGTTTGCAACAATATTATCTGCAGAGGCAGTTTTCCCGAAAATATCCTCAACAATTTGCCTTAAATCACTATTCATATATTTAATATCCATATTATTCAAAAATATTATTTAATTTTAAAAGATTCTAATACTTGTGTATGGTTATCTAAAAGTACTTTAGACTGATTTCTTGATTCATTTTTCTCGAAATACAAGCGATTTTTAATCAAAGCATTAACAGGTTCAGAAATAATTACGTCTTCAATCATATTCATGGCTTTCTTTAAATCCTCAAAAGAAACCTGAATATAACCATCTGTCACATCGTTATCATCATCGTCTGTAGTGTGGTTGATTAAACGTTTAATCGTATAGCTTCCAATTGCTAGACTGTTCGCAATAGTGCCAAAGGTTCGGCGTAAATCATGGAACGTAAATTCTATACCAGAATTCTCAGTTACCTTTTCTCGTGCTGCTCGGCGATCTGAAATATGAGAAACACCATTTCTATCGGTAAAGACATATTTATTATCACCGGCACGTTTTTTACGTTCGCGCATAATATGCCAAAGGGTATCGCCCATAGGTAATAATAAATCTTCATGGTTTTTAGTATTAATAATTTTAATGGTACCAAACTGAAGATCTACATTTTTCCATTCAACAGATTCTGCTTCACTGCGTCTAAAACCAGTTAAAGCAAGTAAAAATAAAAAGTCTTGGTTGGTGTACGCTCTATAATCGTTATTTTGTTCACCCATCCAGTAAGTTGTGGCAACAGCAAGCGCCCATGCTTCGCGCTGATCCGCACGAACGTGGCCTTTTCTACGTTTAATTTTATTGAAAGCCTTTTCTTCTTTAACAATAACAACCGGGTTTTTAATATTTAGAATTTTGTTCCCAGACTCATCTTTATATCTGCTAATCGTATGGTTAAAGAGAGCATGTAAAAATTTTGATGCGAGATTAGCGCGGGAAGGGCTGGCTTCCGAAAGTTTCAGATGACGATCAATAATCATTGCACTGGTGATTTGATCAAGTTTTATATCTTTCCAATCGTTGAAGTAGTTCTCTATGCATCCGTCATAGGCAATTAAAGTAGTTTCAGCCAGCTTCTTGCGTAATTTATAGTATTGATAAGCTTCCTCAAGGGTAGGGATTAGCTTTTGTAATGCATCATTTTGGATTGCTGAAGCTCGTATATCACGCTTTTGCTTAACTGGATCTACTCCTTCATCCATCAAGATAAGAAGCCGTTTAGCTTCAGTTCTGGCTTGTTCTAATGTATAGACGCCATGTTTTCCAATAACTTTACGTTTTGATTTGCCATTAGGCATTTTCTTTTCAGCAAAATAGCTTTTAGTTTTGCCCACACATAAGCCAAATCCTATAGTTACTGTATCTCTGTAAAAGATTTGTTTCTCTTCAGACAAAGGAATAGAGTCTATTACCGATTTAGTAAATTTAATGTGTTGAGCCATCTTTAATTTAAGCAATACAAAGCAATACCTAACGATACAACACAATAATTGTGAAGTCTATTAAGAGTCTATTTTGAAGGATTAGTCTATTAAAAAAGAGGGTTTTAAAATAGGGGATTTTGTTTTAAGTTATTGTTATATATTTAAAAATAAATGCTCCGAAGATGCCGCTGCATGTCGTTACCCTTGAACCCTAAAGTTCA